GAACAAAGATTAAGAACTTTGCTCGTCATAAGAGTTCGCTTACCAGTCAGCACACAAACTTCAAAGGAAGAGTCACCACCAATGCTAACACCGGTTACATTGAACTTCTTGAAAAACTCATCTTCAAGACATGAATCCGGACGTTCCCAATTAATGTACCCGGCTTCTTTCTGCTCTGTAATATCGACAATGTAAGGGATAAGCTTATTAAGCGAATCCTTCAAATCCGGATGAACAGGATTAATCCCCTTGAAAACAATATCGTTTCCCTCCTTGTCTGTATAGACCACTTCAAGACATCCCTTTTTGGTCAATTTTGCTTTTGAAATATTCAAATCCATTTTAATTAAATTTTTAGTTAATACTTACCTATGCAGGTATTCATTAATAAAATCTTTATAGTACTGGTCAACAGGCAATGGCAAATTGATTCCTAATTCGGTGGCAGCATCAGCCTGAACCTTATCCATGAAAGTTTTCATTTGGATCGTATTCAATTTAGAAGTACTTCCAACAACCGAAACAATATTTCCATTCATACATATTTGCCGTGGAAGAAACTTCCGACAATAGTAATCATGAACATCTAACTTATCCGTACCTGTCTCCCTCTCAATACAAGCGAACCACAACCACATTAGTGCATTCTGTGACAGTGTACGTGGTTCCACCTTTCTCTTGATACTTACAGTGTAAGTTCCATTTTTGAGCGTGGAACAGAGGTAGTCAAACGACTTATCCATTGTGACTACCCCGTTTTGTTTTGTTAGAATAGCTTCTGCCATATATTAGAATGGTAAATCATCAGGCGGTGGTGCCTGTTGAAACGACTGTTGCTGATATGCAGGCTGTTGTACCTGTTGTTGCTGCCTCTGTGTAGGCTGTTGCGTTGGTAATGGTGGAGGTACAGGAGCAGCCTGTTGCTGAACTTTCGGTGTAAGCATCTCGATACTATCAACAAAGACTTCAGTGATGTAGCGCTTAACTCCTTTGCTATCGTCATAGTTACGAGTGCGTAACTTACCTTCTATATACAACTTATCTCCTTTATGGACGTACTTCTCAACTATTTCAGCAGTCTTATTCCAAAAAATAAGATTATGCCATTCTGTACGCTCCGGTACCTGGGTTCCATTTTGCAAGGTGTACGCTTTATCTGTTGTGGCAAAAGATAAAGAAGCTACTTTTGCTCCACCGTCCAATGTTCTCACGTCCGGGTCTTTACCGGCACGTCCTATAAGAATTACTTTATTGACACTCATTTTCCTTCCTCCCTTATAGTTACACGAATACTATCCGCTTTAATTGACGTTTTTAAATATTGAGAATAAAGTTCCGGGTGATCTTCCTGAAACTTCTTTGTATCAAAACTCTTACCCGTTGAAGAAGGAGTATAACTAACACGTAACCGGCCAGCGTCCCATGATTTAACACCATTCTCACGCATGGCACTTTTAAGCTGTTCTTTATAACCTTTCTGCACTTCAGTGATATAGCTCGCTTGTTCCTCAATATCAATGATAGTATCTACTAATTGCATGGGAATAAGCAGCTTCTCATCGACAGGAACAGGAGTATTAGGCAAGAAGTGTTCACCCTTAATCTCACACTCCAGTAATCTCTTAACCTCTGCATCCGGTTTACGTCCAATCTCAACCAATTCAGATTTATCACCTCGTAGCCAAATGCCAAACAATTTATCAACTTTGATAAGTGGATTTTGAAGTTCAAACAAATAGGCATAGATTGATAACTGCCAACTCAAATACTCACGGTCAAGGCTTGCAGTAGTCTTGATGTCGCCAAGGCTGATTTTCTCGTCCTTTTCCCAAACACAATCAATGTTTGATGCAAAGTATTCGTTATCAGACACAGTGTACTCATTAGCAAAAGCCTTATATCCGGCTTTCGTCCGCTCTTTCAAATAATTCTCCGCTTCAACACTTTCAGGCGTGAAACCGGTAGTATCAACAAACTGACATTGAGCATGGATACGGCTACCTTTTTCAGCAGCTCTCTTCAATATAAATTCAGGAACAGCCTTATATTTATCCGGGAATAATTGCCGGCTTATCATTCCCGTTATACCTTTCAACTGTTTTTCACCAAGAAAATAGGTGTGGTTTTCTTCATTGAAAACTACACCTGACCTAACTAATTCTATCATTGTGCAGGATAAATTTTGCCCATTTCCATACAGGCATTTCTAAATTCATTATCATTTTGCATTGCTTCATGTCCATACCAAACCTTTTCAAGTTCAGCACGACTTTTAACAGCAAGCATTTCAGCAATAGCATTTTTCAATTGAGCACCTGTATATACTGCCTTATCCGTACTTACCGGTGTTTTTGCAGGTTGTTGAGTCTCTTCTTTACCATGAGTATTGGTCGAATCGCTGTCTTTTGCATCATCAATGCAAAACAGACCGTTAAGAGCGTACTTTCTTGCATAAGAAGATGAGGCCCCAGTAATTTGGCTCCCATCCATTCCTTTCTTTGTCTCTTCTTCCCTTGCAAAAGCAGTAGTTACTTCTTTTTCTCCCTTGTCATTAGTCAAAGTGACAGTCGCTTTTACATAGATCCTATCACCTACTGCGATCATCTCATCACTTAGAGTTAATGTACATTTTGTTTCAGCAAGAACAGGTTTCACTGATTCAAGAATGTCCTCACAACTACGGTACTTGTATTTACCGAAAGTATTATACTGCCCTTTGGGGGCTTTCAGCTTTTGCTGAATGGTTACTAATTCTTTCATAATTCTGAAATTAATGGTTTGACTTTTAATTCTTTACATCTATAAAGTTATCTTTTATTGACAAGATATGCAAACAGAAACTTCGCCATTTTAACGCCTTTTTTGTAACAAAAAACTGCCTGTACGATATTGTACAGGCAGAAAAGCATATGTTACAAAAAAGTCCAATGTACCTTATGGATCGGCTACGCTTAAAGGGTGTACGGCTCCCGCTGATTTATGCACATCTAAATATGTGGACGGTGCCGGTATCGAACCGACCTCTTTACATTGTGCGCACTCTGTAATGTTTCATCCAAGAATACTGCCCGCCCAAATAAAAAAAGATGTACTATTCTCACGAACCATTACATCTTATCATGATACAACACTAAATAAAGACACGACATCTATAACTGGTTAGGTGTGGAGAAACCCGGATTCGAACCAGGACGATAGATTACCTATGTATGACTTTCTTCAATCTATCTGCATACTTGCGTCTACCAATTCCGCCATTTCTCCAATTAAAAAAAGGTACACTATTCTCACGAACCATGTACCAAACACACAAAATAAAACACGACAAAACTACTAAATAACTCTCACGAGCTTGTGAAGCTTGCAGGACTCGAACCTACACTGGGTGTCTACTTTCTCGAAGGGTCCTACGATACTCATATACAGATTTCCACTGAACCAACTCTGATATTGAGCGCGCCTACCAATTACGCCAAAGCTTCATATAAGTGAACTATTCTCACGAACCGTCCACTTGGAAACACAAACACAAAAATAAAAAACATGGCAAACAATTATTTAGCTATCATAAGCCATTGTGGGGCAGTTTAGGAGTCGAACCTAAATAATTGCATCTGCAATACATAAAGCACTTCGTACGCTTTCTTTATGCTCTCTTTACCATTGAGAATACCTCCCCGTTTTTGCCACATCAACGCTATGATGTGGACTTCAAGTTCTAATACTATGAAAAACATGAGTTCACTCTCACGAGTTACTTTGCTCCCGGATAGCCGATCAGAGCACACCGGGATAGATGTAGAACACTTAAATCAAATAAATAAGGGACTCACACCCTACGAAGCTCCTTACTTCGGTATTGTTGGTTAAACATAAATGAGAATTATCTCTGTGAAGGAACCCGGAATCGAACCGGGATGAGTTGTCATGCTCACTACATCTAAGGGCTGACATTCCCTATTGTTGAGTAGCGCGTCTGCCTATTTCGCCATTCCTTCAGTTCGTAGCCGGACACTACCGGCTACTTTGATTGAATTGATATATTCACCCTCACGGGTTACTTAACTCTGATTGAGTTGAGCCGGGAAACGGATTCGAACCATTATCTTTATGTATTGTGAGGATATACATACGCTCTAACCAGTTGAGCTATTCCGACAAGTGCCCGGCGAACCGGGCTAATCATGACTAATAAAATTAAGCAATGCAAACCTTCACAGGCTATCTTTATTTCGTTTCTTATCTTCATAGATGAATCTTATAGCCAATAGCACAACAACAATGAAGAATATGATATACGACCAAGCAATATCACTTCTTTTTGCTTCGATTCCTCCACCTATATACATAGCTACCAGTAAAGCAGCTACCGTAAAAATGTTATGAACGATTTTCAATGTTTTCATTTCTTCCGTTTTTTAGGTTTGACTTTCTTTCTCGAACATCGGCAATGCAGTAATACTTGAGCAGCATTACAATGCCATTTGCCATTTTGAACATTTACAGGTTTATCACTTTCAATCTTACCTGCTTCAATGAGACTAATCAACTTTTTCTCTCCACCTACATAGTACGCTGACTTATCTTTCCCGAATATCTCTGTCGAAAACAAACGGAGAATATTATCCAGCAATATTTCAGCCATTTCACCCCTAATAGTTTCCATAGTCCTAAAATAGCCGATTACTTAATTCTTGTCACAGTGACAATACCATTATCTCTATCAGATTTAATGCCCCACTTCTTATCAGGCTCTTTATCCTTTAATCTGTAAGATATTAGGTTAAGGATATATGCCCTATTAGAAATTGGAAAAATTTCTTTTGCGTCTTTTTCCATCTCACGAATGACGCACATAATACTTTTCTTCTTTTCTTCCATTATTGTAGTATTTATGAATTAATAAAAGGAGCGATGAGCGGATTCGAACCGCTGACCTCTGCTTGTGGTGCTCTTCCGTTAAGCTAAGAGTATTTCTTGAGAGACTCGAACTCTCAACCATCCACCACACACAGCGCTCTAACCAATTGAGCTACATCGCTCTTATATGTTATTCACTTTAATTCTATCTATATACTTACCGAAATCCTCTGCTATTCGGTTACAGGGTATTTTTTGCACCTCGCTTTTATTGCTGATTGCGGTGCTACTCCGGTGTACCAAACCACCGTCTTACTACAGCCCACTACCTACTCTCACGAGCTTCGTATTCCTGCTACGTAAGCCATATATGTTTTCACAATGTCAAAGAACTCTTCTCTGTGTTCCCAGTCCCCTTTCAAAGGCAGGCTCTTAGACCAGACTGGGTACCGGATAACCGGCGGTTTTGGTTTGACTTAGTGAGGGTTAGTTAGTAGCTTCATTGGTAATCGCACGAAGAACAACAGAAGCAGCATTCAGAGATTCTTTAACCTTTGCAAGCTTATTGGATTCACTTTGCCACCACCCTTTGTACATGTCAGTCGATTCTTTCTGTACTTTTACTTCATTTTTCAATGATTCATTCTCGGCACGTAGCTCCTTAATAATCTTTTCATTCTCGATAGCTTTTGCTTTCAATTCAGCTCCATCAGTAGCACTTTTATCAAGACTCGTAGACAGTTCCTCTACTTTCTCAATTAGCTGTACTTTAGTCATTGCTTGTAGTTCCATAATAATTGTTTTTTATGATTGATTTGATTAGTTACTTAGTCACATACCCCATAGCCAAGTTTCCACAAGGATCGCTGTAAAAGTCAGAAAGGGAAAGATTCTTCTTTGGAAATAAGGTTCCCGCAGCAGCAGCTTTACGCATACTTTGCTCTGCTTTATATTCATCCATTGCAATATGTGCAGCTATCCAAGCCTCTTTCAAAGCATTTGAGAACGTTTTCAAATAATGGCCGTTCCATTTCATTTCAGCATAAGCTCTTTGCATTATAGCTTTCAAATTGTATTTGCCATCAACGATAAGTCTGTAATCTCTCTTTTTGGAGTTACTTTTCTCTCTTTTCGGTTGGATATTTGCTATTTTATTCATACTTTTGGAGTATTGATTGATTGATGATGCAAATGTAATCACAATTGAGATATTTAGCAATCAGAAAACTCTTTTTGTTATCTCATTTGTGATATTTTAACTTTATGATTGATTTGATATGATTAGTAGAATTAGAACTATTATCAGCCATTACCAAATGACAGATAGAGCTTTTGCTATAAAATGCGGCATAAAGCAAAATACTTTCAGCAACCAATTAAACGGTGCAAGAGAACTAAGTTTAGCAACAATAAACGCAATACTTATCTCATTTGAGGATATTTCTTCTGAATGGTTACTACGAGGAAAAGGAGAAATGCTCTTGTCTGCAATAAAGCCCGATTCTAACATCGAGCGTATGGAACGATTGGTGGATACAATAGCAACTTTACAAGGAACTATCAATGAACAAACAAAAACGATCCAACTTCTCGCTGATGAAAATAGAAAAGTTAAGGGTGAATTAGCTATGCTAAAGAATGAACGAAACGCAGGATAAAAAAAGGCTATGAAAAAGATACTCTACACTATTATTGTAATATTGTTCTGCTCATGCAAATCAATGTACTATTCAGAAAAAGTCTATAAACTTGACTTCTCACAATATACGAAAGAGGGATTTTACATCTACCCTAAAGAAGTCACGCCTATAACATTAAAATACGAACCCGTATCTGATATATTAGTCGTATTCAAATCCGGCAAGTTACCTAAAGGATACGATCCCTCACAATTTACAATAATAGATAGAGTGGAATTTAGTGGACTGGCAATTCCTACAGACAAGTATATATTAGCAAAAGTTGTTCAAGAAGCTAAAAAGCATAATGCAAATGCACTAATTAATTTCTCAATTAGATATTTAGATAAATTCAGAAAGATAGAAGTATCAGCTATTGCGGCAAGAATTGAAAAATAATATAAGAATATGAATATTGATAGTAGTTAAAAGCATTAATGGTCGAATAATGGTCGAACCATAAAAAAAAGCAGGACTATATAATTGATATACAAAGCATAATACTGGATTCTCAAAATTGTGTCTAGTTTAGTTTTTGTGTTGATAGCTCCCTCGTCGGCGGACGAACTAGGGAGCTATTTTTATATATTACAAGAATATTATTGCACAAAATATACATATTTTCCATAACTTTGCAGCGATAAAGTCTCACACAAATGGAATATAGCGTAGAAGAACTAAAAAATGCATTAATTGAGAGATGCGAAAAAGAGGGTATTCTATATGCAACGGTGGCAATGGATAGACGTACCAAAGAGATGATTCTTCCTGATACTTTAGAAGGAGCCCTGAAACATCCGGAATACTTTGTATGTACCTGCAGGAGAGTGAAAGATCAATATATAGTGGAGGAGATTACCAAAGTGTAA